ATGCAGCAGAGGGATCACAGGCAGCTGGACCTGATTGGCGACGTGCTCCACCCGCACGGTGCGCAACTGGCCGTTGTGATGGCTGCCATTCTGCGCGGCGCCTGCTGCCTGCAATCGCGTCCTGCGATGCATCGCATTGACGACCTCCTGAAGAACTCGCGCCAGGCCGATCTGGCGAACTGGTATCGCTGCGAGGGCGCACGCTGATGCATCCCGTCCTTAGCGCGCTCGTTTGTTTCGGCTTCCTTGCGCTTTGCGCTGCGGCTGCGTTGCGCATTGCTGGTTATTCCTGGGGCTTGTTCTGATGCGCGTCCGTCCCACCTCAGCCTGTCATCTCGATCCCACGAGCGCGGCCTATGCCGTGCATGGCACGTCCGTCCGTGCGCCGGCCGACGGCTGCGCTGACGCGCACCGCGCGGAGCGTAGCGACGCGCGAGGGCGCGGCAGCGCTTCCCCCCGTAATACGGGGGGAAAGTACCGAACGCGAGGCGGGAGCCATCGTGGACTGGTTGCGTTTTACGTTCCTGCCGGACGGCAGCATCGGCGACGCCTTGGAGCATTTGCGTCGGTATTTCCACCTGTGGTTCTCGATCCCTGTGACGATGAAGCCGAGCGTGCGCGGCTTCCGGGGCTATGAGTTCAGCCACGACCTGCTGGCGTTCGTCAACGGCGAGACGATCCGCCTGGGCATCGTGGCGTGTGGCGGCGAGAACGTCGGCGGGACCATGCTGGTAGATCTGTCGGGGCAGGGCTGTGTCGTGGTACGCGACTGGATGGCGGTCTTCGCCACGATGCAGGACCTCGATGCGCGTATCACGCGCTGCGACCTGGCCGTGGACTTCTGCCAGGGTGAGGTGACCATCGAGCAGGTCGAGCAGATGTATTTCGACGGCGAGTTCAACGCGGGCGGTCGCATCCCGAAGTACCGCCGCGTGGAGAGCGGCGTGGCCAACGCCGAGGCCTCGGGCGGCCGGACGTTCGAGATCGGTAGGCGCGTGAACGGCAAGCTGCTGCGGGCCTACGAGAAGGGTCGTCAGCTCGGCAAGCAGGATAGCGACTGGCTGCGCATCGAGATTGAGTTTGGCAACAAGGATCGCGTGATCCCGCATGAGATTGTGCTCAAGCGCGATCACTACTTTGCCGGGGCGTACAAGGCCCTTGAGGCGTTCATAGCGGCGGATCCGCAACGGGTCCCGACTGACCAGCGCGACGCGCTGGAGCAGCAGGACGCCATCGTCCGCGAGCGCAAGCTCGCCCATATGAAGCAGCAGTTCGGCCCGACCGTGGACTACGAACTGCGCAGCACCAACGAAGACTTCGCCGCACTGGTCGTTGCGATCCGCCGTCAAGGGGTTCCCGCCCAGCTGCACAAATCTGCTCTGGCAAAGCACGTGTATGGCGCGCACGACCCTGTGCCGAGACCTGAGGAGTAAGCAATGGAAATGATCGCGCGCGTCACCATTCGGGGCGCAAAGACGTGGGTAGGCGTGATGGAAGGCAAGCAACTCGATACCGGCACGATCTACGTTGATGTCGAGCTGCGTGGCGAGGACTCGAAGGGCACCTGCACGCAGGCGCTCAAGTGCGAGAACTCGGGCGTGGTCAAGGCCGTCATCAACAACCCGTTTCCGTTCATTGCGGAGGTCTCGATCCTGGAGACGAGCAATGGCAAGGAGAAGGGCGATCAGAAGGTCGTGACCAGCATCAAGCCGATGCAACGCGTCGTCGAAGGCGACGCCAAGAAGGGCGCGTGATGTACATCGCGCTGTGCATCGTTGCGTTGATGCTGGTGCTGATGGTGCAGTGGGCGATGCGGTTTCAGCCCGAGCAGTTCTGGGCAGCTGTGGCGAAAGAGCCTCGGTCTGCGTGGGATCAGCACCTGAAGTGGTTGCGCAGCGATTTCATGCATGCGCTGCGCATGCGTGATGAGGCGTACCTGGCGTTCGATGGTGAGGGTCTTGAGTACGCGGATGAGTGGTTGCGTGCGGACTTGGACGCGCTCGGTGGTCTAGCAAAGGCTTGGTGATGGCTCAGTGCGTGCAGATCGTCGGTGGTCAGTTTCAGCTCGATAGCACTGCGGCATCGTCGTGCACGGGCTATCTGCTGCTGACTGCTGACGAGGTCACGCTGCTGCATGCGATTCCGCCGCTGTCCATTCAGGATGGGGCAACCATCTCTGGAGCAATCGTCGGTGTGTGGGCGGTTGCCTGGGGCTTTCGGGCAGTCGCCCGACTTTTTTTCCAACGTGATGAGGAGGTTTTATGAAGTTCGGTATCAAGCGTCTGGCCGTCGTGGCCGCTGGTGTGGGTGGTGCCGTGGCTGCTGGCGCCGCGAATGCTGCGATCGATCTTACGGCCGTGACCACTGCGATCGGCGATGCTGGTACGGCCGTGGGCACGATCGGCAGTGCCGTGCTGGTGGTGATCGTTGGCATCGCGGTCTACATGTGGGTGCGTCGTCCCATCAAGTGACGCTGCGGGGCGTTGTCCCCGCGCCTGGTTAGACGCGGGGGCTCTGGCCCCCGTTTTCTTTGGGAGGCGGTGATGGAAGGTTACTTCGTGATGCTCGCGTTTTTGGGGGCGGCATGGATTCTTTTCTCGTGAGGGTGGTGAGCTATGCGCTCGTTCTTTTTCTCGCGTCTTGCGCGCATCTGGGCGGCCCCCCGGGTTCTTGCGTTACTGGTTTTAGCGCTTGTCTGTGGCCCGAGTTGGGCTATTGATCCGTCGACGTTGGGCGTTACGGGGCAAGGGTGGACTGCGACGGGGCCGAATGGTCCGTATTTCGATTCTGCGGGTGCAGCTTGCGCATCTATTCCGTCTCAGTACGTGTTGACGGGGGTGTTGGTGCTTCCGTCGGGTGCGGCTAATTGTTTGGCGGACATTGGGGCCTATTCATCTGTGTTTCCGGTGGGAGGGCGATGCGCAACGGGTTATACGTTGCAGTCGGATGGGTCGTGTCAGAAGCCGAAGCCGAATTGTCCTGCGGCGGGTGCTGCTCCGAGCTGGAACGTTGCGAGTGGTAAGAGCCCCACTGCGACGATCTTGAATCCTTTGATCTGCGTAGGGAACTGTGCGTACTCGTATGGCAGCTATTGGACCGGGGCGAAGCCTGGGGCGGGGGGGTATGACGCGCAATGGCAGGGGCCGATAGCGGCGACCGGTAATGCGTGCGACGGGAGTGAGAGCAACGCCAGTTCGGGCTCGGTGAACGAAAACAGCAACGTCAATTGCCCGGACAGAACGTATCAGGGCACGGTGAACGGGCAAAACGTCTGTGTTCCGTATCCGACGCAGACGAGTAGCGGGACCACGACGACGAACACTACTGATACGCCCGCCAGCGGCGTTCCGGCGAATTCGAGTAGCGCGACTACGACGACGACGTGTGATGGCACGACCTGCACGACAACTACGACGACCACGACAACAGGCGGTGCCGGTGGCGGGTCAGGTGGTGCTGCCAGTGGCGTGACGGGGGCTAGTGGTGTGGCTGGCAGTGCTTGTGTGGGTGGCGCGAGTGCGGTTGCTGGCACGTGTACGACCACGACGACACAGCCTCAGACGGATTACTGCAAGGAGAACCCGAGTGCGTCTGTGTGCGCGAGTTCAGCGAGCGGTGGTGCGGATTGCTCGTCGCCGCCGACCTGCAGCGGAGATGCGATCAGCTGCGCGATCCTGAGCCAGCAGTGGCAGACACGGTGCGATTTGCAGAAGGATGCGGATTCGTCCATCACGCTCGGCAAGCAACTGCAGGCGGGCAACGATCCTATGGCTGCGCAGCTTCCGACACCGCAGAAGGCCGATCAGAGTCCCATTGCGATCGGAGACAAGTTGTCGAGCGTTGACAACATGGGCATTGCCGAGCAGTGCCTGCAGCCGATCTCGTTTTCGGTCTATAGCCACACGTACACGTTCGACACTGGGCCGATGTGCAAGCTCGGTCAGGTGCTGGGGGCCTTGAACATCATGAGCACGTTGATGCTCTGCGCTTACATGCTGAAGGGGAGTTTCTGATGCCATTCGTTGCGTTGCTGGCTTCGGCCATCGTTGGATTTCTCGCGCAGGCTGCCGTCTCGCTGGTCGGGCGCGTGCTGATCGCGCTCGGGATTGGCTTTGTCACCTACAACGGGCTCGACTTGTTGATGAGCGGCATCAAGTCGCTGTTCCTGTCGAATGTCAGCCAGGTTGGGAGCGTGTTCCCGCAGATCGTTGGTGTCATCGGCCTGCTGAAGATTCCGATGTCCATGAACATGATTCTGACCACGTTGGCGATCCGCGCCACGCTGGCCGGCGTGACCGGTGGGTCGGTTCGCAAAATGATCCAGAAGTAGGGGAGGTTGCATGCTTACGCTCATTACTGGCCAGCCTGGCAACGGCAAAAGCTTGTACGTGATCGCGCTGGTGGAGGCGATGCGTAAGGCTGAGAGCCGCCCGGTTTTCTACTACGGCATCCCGGAGCTGACGCTGCCGTGGACGCTCCTGGAGGACCCCACGACCTGGCATGAGTGCCCGGAGAAATCGATCATCGTGATCGATGAAGTGCAGAAGGTCATGCCGCCGAGGCCGTCGAGCTCGAAGCCGCCGGCGCATGTGGCTCCGCTGGAGGTGCATCGCCATCGAGGCTTCGACCTGTTCTTCATGACGCAGGATCCCAGCCTGGTCGACAACCACATCAAGAAGTTGGCCGGCGAGCATGTCCATCTGATTCGGCAGTTTGGCATGCAGCGTGCGGATGTCTTCAAGATGCAGAAGGTCCAGGATCCGACGAACGCCAACCTGAAGCGTGCGTTGCGCACGACGTTCAAGTATCCGAAGGAGGTGTTTGGCTGGTACAAGAGCGCGGACGCCCACACGCACAAGCGCAAGGTGCCGGCGCGTGTGTATTTGCTGCTGGTGCTGCCGATTTTGCTGATCGCGTTGATCTGGTTCGGAGTGAAAACGCTGCATGGTGTCGGCAAGGGGAAGACCGAAGCGGCTGCGGGCGCGCCAGGCACACCAGGTGCAGGGCTGCCTGGCGCTTCAACTGGTGCACCTGGTCGGCAGAACCAGGTGCAGACGCCAGCTGAGTATCTGGCTAGCTATACGCCGCGCGTTGCGGGGTTGCAGTACACGGCGCCGGCCTATGACGAGCTCACGAAGCCGTCGCGGGTCCCGGTGCCTGCTGCCTGTGTGCAGATCCGCGGGGGCTGTGAGTGCTGGACCCAGCAGGGTACGCACTTGGAGACGACGCAGCAGATCTGCGACCAGGTGGTGAAGCGTGGCTTCTTCGAGGCCTTCGATGCGGATGGTCGGGTGGCTAGGAACCAGGAGCGTGTTCAGGTCGCGCAGCAGCCCGCTTCTGTGCCTGTTGCACAGCCTCAGGAGGTGCGTATGGTTCTGGACGTTGCCATGCCGCGGGAAACGACCCAGGAGCCTCGCAAGCGCACGGTGGTGGGTTCGGGCAGGGCGCGCCGTGTTGACGAGCTGGATGCCTTCCCAGAGGGCTGATTATTCGTTACGGGTAAAAGTGTAACAATAATTTAATATTCGTTACGAGTAACATAAAATAGAGTCATCAAGTCGGGAGGCGAATATGCGTGACGTAACGGATAACGTGACTGGCGATCTGCCTGGCGTGGAGATGAAGCGCGGTCGCGGCCGTCCGCGCAAGGCGCATGCCATGACCAATGCGGAGCGTCAGGCAGCCTTCCGGGCTCGCCGCAAGGCTGAACAGCCCTCCGATCGGAGCGTTACGGTAACGAAAAAGGTTGCTGAGGTGGACGCCTATGACGATTGCCAGGAACAGGTTGACGCCTTGCGCTTTGAACTGGCGGAGACAGTGCAGGCCCATAACCAGGTGGTCGCGCAGCTCGATGAGGCGCGGCGTGAGAAGGACATTGCTTGGCGCGTGATGCGTGAGAAGCGTGACAGGGCCGAAGAACTGGAGCGCGAGGTTCTTCAACTGAAGAAGCGGCTACTGCAGGAAAAATCCGTTACGCCGAGTAACGAAAATTTGGCAGAGATAGAGGCGTTGCGCCGCCAGCTTGTGACGTGCGAAGACGGGCGCCAGGAAGCGTTGCGTTACGCTGGTGCCTTGGAAGAGAAGGTTGCGGCGTTTGAGTCGCAGCAAAAATCCGTTGCGCCGAGTAACGGAAATCCCATTTCGTTCGACGCAATGCTGGACCTGCTCGCGTTGGCTGCGAGGGCGAATACGTTCGAACAGCGCCAGAAGGTGCGGGAGTCCGAGTTGTGGTTCGCTTCGTTTGTCCGTTCTGTGGTCGTGAGTGAGGCGCAGATGCAAGCGGCTGGCGAGGCAATTTATGGTGATCGCAAAGTCGTTACGCGCAAGGCGTAACGCGAAACGTCTAAAATGATCCGGTTATTGGAGGGAGCGCGTTATGGGAACGAGCTACGAAGTGGACGTGGTGGCGTGGGCCAGTGAGCAGGCGGCGCTGTTGCGGGCCGGCAAGCTTTCAGACATCGACATTCGGCACATCGCGGAGGAGATTGAGGACGTGGGCAAGAGCGAACAGCGGGAGTTGGCAAGCCGCATGGCGGTACTGCTGGCGCATTTGCTCAAGTGGCAATATCAGCCAGGCCGCCGGGGTTCGAGCTGGCAGCGCACGGTCAAGGAGCAGCGTCGTGCGATTCTGGCGCGGCTGCATCGGACGCCCAGCCTGCAGCCGATGTTGGCGGATCCGGATTGGAAGGAAGAGATCTGGGCGGATGCGGTCTCGGCGGCCGTGGACGAGACTGGCCTGGATGTGTTCCCCGAGCAGTGGCCGTGGACGCCCGAGCAGGTTCTGTCGCCGGAGTTCTATCCGGAGTAA